GTAGGATTAGCAGCAAGGAAATTGTTAACGACGCTGAGAGCAAAAAAAGTCTTCCCCGTGCTTGATTCTCCTGCAAGAGCGGTGACTTTGTTTGAAGGCAAACCTCCAAAAAGAGAACCGCTAACTAGGGCGTTGAAAATATAAGACCCAGTGTCAACATAACCGGTAATATCACCAGCAGCAACCCCTTCGCTAACACGACTAGCAAACTCATTGCCACTATCTTTAATTACAGAATCTAAGAATCCCATTGTGTTGCCTCATCCTCGTAAAAATTTACATAACTATATTTTTGCTGCATGAGTTTAACAAACCCAAGAGCAATTTTGTGATCCTCAAAACATTTAATGTCTTCTGATCCTACTTGTCCCACGACATGGTTTGTCCACGTGACAACATAGATTTTTTTGCTCACTCAAAGAAACTCCCAATGGACACGGACTTTTTATGAGACCATCCTATACATTGTAGCACATTTTTGAGCGGTTCCAAGAACGACTTTTCAAACTGTGTCTGATAATCCACATAGTTTTCCAACCCGAATTCTTTCGGCAAATCTCCAAAGAAACTAACCACATTTTCGTGCAGAGGGTTGGGTGTCTTAAGATACATGAACTTGATCTTTTCACCTTCTTGAATCAGAGGATGCTTGTTTTCAATATCATGTTTCTTGACATAATAATTATACAACAATGCACCCCTCACCGCAATGGGTGTTCCTTTCTGATAAATCTCATTCGGGTGGCGATATTTTGCCAAATTGTTAACTCCTCTGGGAAAGGCAACTTCGTTATAGGGTCGTTCCCTTGTTTCTGTTCGGACAACATTGATAAAATTGATAAGTTCATCATTTGTTTTGCCGATAATGATCTTGAACGCTGCATATAACTTATCCCTAAAATATGCTGGTGTAGATGACCTAGCAGTTTCCAAACCCATGATCTTCATCTTAGGTTCTTTGTAACGAACCCCCTCACTATCCCATACGTTGAGAATATATCGTTTCTTTGCGGTCCAGATGCCACGATCAGCGATGTTCTCTCGCTTCATTTGCATCTTCTGATCATACGCCGAAACATAATCTGCAAGTTCTTGATATGAACTCTCAATAAAAGGTTCCAATTTCTCCTCACAGATCTTATCAAGTATTGCAACAATTGCTGCTTTATCACCAGACTTAGCACTAAAAAATTTAGTAACAAGAGGTCCAAGATTAAGATAAATTGAGTCGGTATCGGATGCGATAACATAATCTACACCCTTGGTTTGCAAAAGAGTATTTAGATACCTATTCATTTTGTCTTCAATCCATCTGATGGAAACCTGACCGGATAGAGTGATCGCCTCAGCATTAGCAAGACGGTAGTATCTAAAGTGTTCGTTGCCGATAGCACCATAAGCAGAGTTCAAAGAGATCTTCTTTGCCATCTGGATGTTATTACAACGAGCGATCTCTTTCATGAGTTCAACAGTAGGAGTTTTCTCATACTGTTGCTTTGCTTTGATCATCCTCTTCTTAAAGATAACCCTAGAGTCATACATCTTCTGCATCATCTGAGGAAGAAACCCGTGCTTCTTTTTTGTATACTGTGCGCCATTAGCACACACAGCAAACTCCCCATCAATCTCTAGTTCTTTATTAAGTATTTTATCAACAGTTGCTGTTGAATGTCTTTCGTCAAGAAGGGTCTCAGGCGAGATATTGTACTGCATGATAAGGTGAGGATACAGAGAGTTGAGGTCAAAAGACACAACCCAATCATAGAATCCAGGTTTCGGTTCCTTAACATATGCCCCAGCATACTTCTCAGTTTTAGTTGCACTTTCCTTCTTAGGAGGAATAGCAATCTTACGCCTAAGAAGTTCACAGTAGATGTAGTTATCCCACATACGAACCTGTGAGAACACATCCTCGTAGTTTACCTTAGCATCGTATGCCATGGTGTATGCGAGTTCAATCAACTTCATCTTATCATCTAGTTGATCTACCAGACGAACGTCATGAACGTTGTACTCAATAAACTTCTGCCAATCTCCTTCGTAGAACTCTTTGAATGTATCAAACTCTGAGTGATCTAGTTTCTTAGATCCGAGTTCCACAAATGCAATGTGGTCCAGGCGATATGATTCTTGGTTAGTGTAAGTAAATTTTCTATAGAGATCATAATAATCTAGCGTAGCAATTCCCCGAAGATCATAAGCAATTTGCTTTCTTCCTTTAATAAAAATTTCTCTGCAGGAAATAAGTTTCCATGGACTAAGAGTTTTAGTATACTTCTCACCAAGAATTCTATCAATACGCCTAGCAATATATGGAATATCAAATAACTGGATGTTCCAACCCGTGATAACATCAGGGCAATTTTCATTCCAGTAATACAAGAATGCCTGAAGCATAGTTTCTTCAGATGAAAAATGCATATAGTCAACCATAGGATCTTTATTGTCAAATGGACGAGCTCCAAAGACAATAATGCGACCAGTATAAGAGTCCTTAATACTGATCGCTAAGATTTCTTGATCTGCAGTTTCAATGTTGGGGAATCCATTCTCTGCTGCTGTTTCAATATCAATTGTAAACACCCGAATTTTAGAAACGTCATAACGAATCTCTTCCTCCGGATGTTGTTCAGCAATATACTGATACAAGTATCTACTGTTACCATAGATAGGAAATTCTTCAACCTCCTTATACGTTTTGATGAACTCCTTGGCTTCATTAATAGAACCCATGGGTAAAGGTTCTACACAACCTCCATCTAAGGTTCTCCACTCAGAATAATTCTTAGTAGGAATATAGAGGGTAGGATTGAACGGCACCCTATTGGAAAAAGGAACACCACCTTCATATCCACGGACTAGCAGACGATTGCCTGCTTGCTCAACATTTGTATAAAACTTCATTCAGTAAGCAGTTCGGTTTTTCCGTTACGGTACAAAGCAATGATGTCATTGCTTGGGTCCACAAAGGTTATTATATCAGAAGAACGGATCACTGCCACCTTTTCAGAAGCAAATGGGATCCAGTCTGTCAACTGGTCTCCATGTATGATCATAGGATCATGCAAGATACAATCCGGATCTCCCATAATCACTTCTTCAATCTCTTCAATCTTCGCTATCAGCCACTGGTCCTTCAGTAGAAGCACTTTGAGTTGGTTGTCCAATGAGGTCATCTCCATTATTAGGTAAGAATGAGCAGTCAACGCCTGCTTCTTTTAGTTTATTCACGTAGTTGTCAAGAATTTCTTGAGAAGGTGGCATTGCAGTGATAACTGCAGTAGGTGATACCCGATGATCTTCATAAGGGGTGAAGGGATTCCACCTACGATATGTTACATTGAACGAATCCCCTTGATTAGGGTCTTGGGACAGTGTAAGGGTAAGAGGATAAAGCATCTGATAAGCAACAAACTTATCTTCCTCTCTAATTTGGGTGAAATTACAAATTACATGTTCTCCCGTCATCAAACTAATGATACGGACGTTGTGTTCAATTGGAGTTGCCATAGTTTAAATCTTTTTTATATTATACCAAGTAAAAAGGAGACCGTCAAGTCTCCTTTACAATTTATTTAGAACCAAGTTTTTCGCTTCTGATTCTCGGGGAGTTCTTTCCGAAGAAGAATTGTTAATAGACCATTTTCAAATTCAACTTCTTCAATCTCTACATCGTCTGCCATCTGCCAGTTTCTTGCAAATGTTTTGTAAGAAATTCCACGATGAGTATATTCTCGTTCAGTTTCTTCGCGACTTTTATTAGCAGAAACTGTTAGAACATTTCGTTCTGTCTCCACTTTGATATCTCCTGCTGAAAATCCTGCAAGAGCGATTTCCAAAGTGGTTCTACCATCAGGTCCAGTAACGATGTTGTATGGAGGGTAATTCTTTCCACCTCCCGCAAGAGCTTCAAGTCTGTGGAATGTTTCATTAAATCCGAGTGAGTAGGGAGTATAAGTTTCCCAGTTAATATCTACCATGTCCTTAAATAAGCGACGTTTACGTGTGACCCTTTCGGCATCACAGATATAATTATACTTCAGAAATATTTTTTGCAAGTAAAATTATATCCTGGTTTTCCGAACCTTCTATTCGGTTTTCCTGTATATAATCCAAGGAATGTTTAGTAAACAAATCAAATGCTATGGAATATCTCAATTTTCCACTAAGATTTGGATCTACTTTATGCTCTAACCATGAAGGAAACAGAGTAAGAGATCCTATTTTATTTTCAGATTTCCACCAACCAAAATATAAACTAAAATTAGGAAACCAGTAATCAGTTGTGGTTCCTAAATCGGATAGAGATAAATTACCACTTAAAAAAGTATTTTCGTGAAATGAATGAGAATGAAATTCAATTGCTTGGTTGTCTTCTAGTACTACCGCCCAACCACGAATCCATATCATATCCTTTTCTAAAGGAATTTTATTTAATCCACGACAAAAAGAAACATATGAAGTATAAATTTTATCAGCAAGAATTTTTATTTCTGCATTTTCCCAATCAAATATATTATAGTTTGACCATTGTCTCTGATAATTATTTCCGTTAGAATCTACCTTGTCTAATTTGTATCCTGCTTTTCGCTGAGATAACACCTTAACAAGTTTGCTGGAAAGTTTATCATCATAAAAATCTGTGTAAATTGGTATATCATAGATAGGAGCAAACATAGTGTTACCCCTCCAACTCTTCCATCTATGTAATTTACCATCAGATGATGGCATTTTAGATGGATGATCATCTAATAAATTCATTCTTCAGTAGTTTTTTTGCGACCAATATTATACTTACTTTCCAAAATCCATTCTTCTTTATCACGAAAGGCAAGAACTTTAATTTGATTTAGTGGTGCTAGATCCTGAATTTTTTCAGCATCAACAATAGCAATTAAACCCCAATCAGAAAGGAGTTGTGAAATTCTATTGCGTCTTTGTAAATCATTCTCAGAAAAGTTGGTGTTCTTACCATCCAGGGCGAACAACTCTTTAAAATGAACAATGTAATACTTTCCTTGCTTATGAAGGATATGACAAGATTGGTAGATCTTTTTTTCTTTACGTGAAGCAACACCAATTCTAGTCAGAGTTTCTCTCACTTTCAAAAAGTCATCGGGTTCATTAAGAAGAACCTCTACCATATCACTTTGCTTCCACTGAACTTCAGTTTCACCGTTCATGTTTACCACCTTTGCACAATGCTTTTTTAATATTATCTAACTGATCCTTGGTGAGAATCCTAAGAGCTTGGAGTGCTTTATCGTCATTATAACCATAATACTCTTTAACTAATTCAAGATAATCAATAGAATTTTTTCTTGCCCAAGGAGAGAAACGTTTCCTTGGCTTCACACTATTTATAAAAAAGTCATATTGCATTTTCTTTGGTAAATGCGGGTTCTTATTCATCTCATTAGAATAGAGAACAGTATCAGTGAAAGAACTGAGGCACCTGTTAATAATATAAGGAGGATACCCTCTCTCAGCATCAGTATCATCATCAAGAATACTTTTCTTAGATTGATTAATAGAATAGAGATAATCTTTCAGTTGGTATGTCATAATTCGTAGTTAGTTAGAACGAGTTCCTTGCGAGCTGCTTGATCAGTATTATAACTTCCCACACTTCTCATCGTATAAGTGTGTGCAAATTCAGCAGCTGTCCACCCTGATTTAAAACGATCTCGGATTAGTTGTGAGGAATTGTATGATATAAGTTGTGGACCGATGAACCTATCGCAGATAGCAGCAAACCCATCATGGTCAAATCCTTTATGCATGTTCCCCTTCTTACCATAGAGATTAGAACCAATCTCATAAGGAGGATCTAGATAAGTAAAGATGCTTTTATTGTCTGTAAAGATCTCTTCATAAGATAGATTAGTAATCTTCCACTTCTTAATCATCAAGGAGTAGTCAGGAAGTTTTTCAATCCCTCGCATTGAGAAATTGCTTTCGGATGCTTGTTTGCTGAAGGACGAGGATTCAGTGAGACCAGAAAAAGAGCACTTGTTAACAATGTAAAAACTAACAGCACGAGATAGGTTGGATGTTTGATCATCGTTTACTTTCTCCTTAGCGTCTAGAAATAATAGTTTTGCTGATACTGGTTCTGGATGACGATTCTTAAGTTGTACAAGTTGATCACGCATCTCACTACCATTCTCCTGGAGTTCTCTCCAGAAGTTATAGAGTGGTTCGTATAGATCATTCACCCAGATGTCTAGTTTTGGATACCGTTTACCAATTTCAATAGCAACAGACCCACCACCTAAGAATGGTTCACGATACTCCGTTGCCTGGGAAAGGTCTGGGAGGAATCGGAATAGGTTTGCCAGCGCCCTGCTTTTGCCCCCTGGGTAGCGAAGGGGTGTCTTTAGAGATTTCAAAGTTCGGGGCATTGTATTTTAGGTATTCAAAAAACGTCATTTTTAATTCCTTCTCAGTCATGCCACAGTGCTTTGCTGCAGCAGGTAGATTCATTTTAGCATAAAAAAGTCCTTCATGGGATTCTTTTACATTCTGCGGTGTGGTTTTATTTACTTTCATTTGAATTCACAACTCATCATGATCTCAGTAAGGCATGCTAGCAGATTGATCTCTTGATCAGGAACAACAGTAATATCTTTCATATACTTGGCAATGATAAGAACAGCTTCCGGAATAGAAGTAGGTTTCAACACACCATACATGCTATCATAAACCTTACGCATCACCATACTAGGATCATTGTCTAAATGCTGAACTACCCAGTTCTTTACATTAGTAAAGTCTTTTTTCTTCAAGGACGAAAGGAGAGTGTCAAGATTGACATCAGCAACATCCACAAGAATAGCAGACGTAATAGCACCAGTAGCGGCGTATCGTTGACACTCATTAATAAGACGCCTCCAGTCAGGATAATAACGCTTAGTAATTTTAGCGAGAACTTTATCTTCATACTCTACATTCTCATTAGTAAGAATAGTTTGGAGACGAGTAAAAAACTCACCTTGAAGTTGAGTAGACTGCTCGGGTTTAATTCTAAAGTCAACCACCGTACAACGTGAGTGTAACGGTTCAATAATTTTATTGATAAAGTTACAGGTAAAAATAAAACGACAGTTGCTATGGAACTCCTCTACAGCAGTCCTCAGAGACAGTTGCACATCGTTAGTAGTGTTGTCTGCCTCATCAATGATGACCACCTTATGGGATGCACCAGACGTGAGAGAGACAGTCGTAGCAAACTGACGGACACGGTTCCTGATGGTGTCTAAAAAACGTCCTTCATCAGACCCGTTGATAACGATGTAAGAAGCACCAATCTCCTCACACAGCGCCTTAGCGATGGTTGTCTTGCCCACACCTGCAGTGCCACTTAGCAGCAGGTTAGGTAGTTCTCCTTGGTTTACAAAACCCCGAAAGACTTCCTTGATACTAGCAGGAAGGATACAGTCCTCAACAATACTTGGGCGGTATTTCTCCACCCACAAAAATTCTTTGCTCATTCTAATGGTCTGGTAAATGATTTAGATATGATGTCCTTGGCACTGAACATCATTTGCATATACTCCACACCCTTCTTGGGTTTGGTATGCTCACCACAGGTAAAGATATCGCAAACTGCCATACCTTTCTCTGGCCAAGTGTGAATACTAATATGACTTTCTGCTAGCATCGCCACGCAAGTTACACCTTGCGGATCAAATCTATGTGAGTTGATTGATAGCAGAGTTGACTTACATTTTCTAGATGTAGTATAAACAATATCTCGGATGAACTCCTCGTCATTTAAGAGATCAACATTACACCCTTTGAGTGTAAAGAGAATATGCTTCACGCTGGCTCTAGGGCAATGTAATACGTGAGATCAGTGTTTATATTGGTCCACTCTGAGATGAGGTGTTGAGAGACTTTGACAGTGTAGTCACCAGGGAGAAGACGGATGTTTTCAATCTTAAGATCCAAAGAATAGGTGCCAGTAGCACAACCTGCCACAGTGATATCATAAGTATTACTGGTATCATTTTCTTTGTCCCTAAGGATGAGTTTGATAACTTCAGACCCTTCTTCAGATTGAAAAGTAAGATCTGGTAAGCTGTATACGGCAGATGCTTTCTGCAATGCAGTCAGATCTTCTCCGGGAAGATTGAACTGAAGGTCAGCACCAGGAAACTTTACATTTTTTTCTGGAGCGCCCTTGAGCGTAATTTCAGGATCGGAAAAATAATACTTAACAGACTGACGACCGCCACGGATGCTAACAAAATCACCAGATGCGAATTCAAGTTGAGGATCATTAAACAGAGAGATACCAGAAAGAAACTGACTGAGATCATAAATTGCGAAGTCCACAGGAAATACTTCCTCGCCAGTAAACTTTGCGAGGATGTTTTCTGCGTTAGAAATAGTTCTAACCGTGGATCCTTTACGGAAGACAATAGAGGAATTGATAGTGCTGAAGTTTTTGAGAACATCTAAGGTCTTTTTAGATAGAATAACTTTACTCATTGAGGGTATGTTTCAGTAGGGGGTGCAGATTTGTCAGAGAAGTGGAGCAGCAACAATGCGTAGTGAAGGATCTTGATGATATCACGACGGGCAGTGCCCTTACGATCGTAGCGTGAGGCATACTTTAGGATGTTGCTACGGCAGAATGCCTCAGCATCTCCACATGCTTCAATCAGATCTAACGTTTGAATGCTGTCGTTACCAGCAGAATAGTGTTGTCCATAGGTTCCAGTAATGTAATCACTCAGCTCTTTTAGAAGAGCATCTTCATTGTATTTTTTCACGGTATGCATACGTAATCAATATCTTTATAATAGCACTCTTGACTTTTTCCGTCAAGGTTAATGGCAGTAATAATATCACCCGCCACATTAGAAACTCTAGCAGCGCCATGACCACTGATGTGGATGACACTGCCAATAAAGTTACAGTCTCCCATTTCAAGCATCTTCAGTTTCTCCATCAATTTCAACTCCAGCATCAATTTTATCATACAATTCAATAAAGGATTGTTTGGTTTCTTCATCAAAACGATTGGAACAAACCTTGATCGCTTTAATACGATCACCCCAAATAGCATATGCACGTACAATATGGACCAAACGACGGGTGCTAATTATTTCATCAATACCTCCATCTTTGAAAGTACGACGGATAATGTCTGCCCAGTTAGCAAGGTTAACACAAAATTCTTCATCATGCTTACCAACAGCAGCAGCAATACGAAGAAGAATTTTAGTTTCTACAGCAGGAGTAGGATACTCTTGCTCAAAAGTTAAGGCAAAACGCTCAAGGAAGGCTTCATTGAGAACGTTAGTTCCAATAAAGCGACCGTCATCGCTGCCTTTACCTTTAGTATTTGCAGTTGCAATAACATTGAATCCAGATTTAGGGTTTACGTAACGACCAGTTTTCTTTAGGAAGACACCCTTACCTTCCAAAACAGATTGAAGGCATAAGATTTTATTAGATGCTAGGTCAACTTCATCTAAAAGAAGAATAGCTCCCCTCTCCAAAGCTTCAATGACAGGACCATTATGCCAAACAGTTTCCCCATTAACAAGGCGGAAACCACCAATAAGATCATCCTCGTCTGTTTCAATGGTAATATTGACGCGAATCAGTTCCCTATTTAGAGAAGCACATGCTTGCTCTACCGAGAGAGTTTTACCATTACCAGACATACCAGTGATAAACACTGGATAAAACAATTTGGAACTGATAACTTTTTTCAGATCAGTAAAGTTACCAAATGGAACAAAGTTTTCATCCTTCGTAGGAATAAGATTTTGTTCAACTGCAGGCATAGCAGCAGGTGCTTCGTAAGTTTGTTCTAGATGTTCTTGTACTGTCAGGTTCCAAGTACCACGTTTAACATAGAAGTCCCGTAGACGTTTGGTAGCAGTAGCATAAGTTACACCAAAGTAATCACATGCAGAAGTGACATGTTGTGCATTAATATCATTGCCGTAATTTTCAGACAGATAAGAAGCAAGTTGTAATGTAGTGAGATCTGACTTTGCAGGCATGATACGTTTCGTTTATGTAGTTATTATAGGGCAGAGTGGGGCAGGGTCAGGGGCAGAGTGGACAGTTCGTCAAGCGACATACTCCACAAAAGAACTAAGAAGTTTTTTATTTGCAGATTTACCACCAAGCATTTTTTTAAATGCCTTAGTAATATCTCCTTTTTTTGCGCCACTCTCAACATTAAACTCAGCAGTCTCGTTCAATGAATTATTAGAAATAGCATAAAGGGCAGTAAATGCTTTAGGGTTTTTAATGATAGCAGACTTTTCTTTCTTCCACTGTTTTTGAATATCAGAGTAACTTTCATATGAAGCATAACGTCCGACAAAATTTTGTAACTGAGAACCTCCAAGAATACGAAACCCTATTACATTTACACCTGGGTTACGATCACGAACCTGTTGAATAAAAATGTTAGTTACATTGTGATAATCAAATTGCTCATAAGTAATTCCGGTTTTACGATCCCGAAGTACTTGATAATAATCAATACGGCGAGGAGCAATGCGATACTCATCTTTATGATCTAGATAAATTTCATGACCATATGCAGCAGAGCAACTTTCACCATCAGAAAGAATACAAACGTTGACTTTCTGAAGATCGTTGTTGTGTTTGAATTTTGGAATAATATAATTCAACATAACGATTGCTTCATTTAATGGAGTACCAGACAGACTAACACCTAAAGTAGTTGAATACCCACTGTACTCATTATAGTAATGAGCTTCACGAAATAAATTTTTACACATACGCTCATACTGACGAGAGCTAGAACGAGAAGAAATAAAATTCATTAGATGAAAATGTTCATCGTTTATGTACACTGTATTTTTTTGAACGTTTCCATAAGTCATACTATGATAATTATTATCGTTTTCCATAGAACGTTGAGCACATACCCATTCATTAGTAAACGCATATACTTCAAAAGGAATCTGAACTTTTTTACAGAATGCAGTCAGGTTAAGAACTTGCTTGACAGTAGCAAGGATTTCATTGCTCATGGAACCAGACCAGTCAAGTAAGAATAACAAACCATGATTCTTACCATCAGGTATAACTGTTACTTTCTTAAAAAGATCTTCATTGTACTTATAAGTATGAAGCTTTGAAGTATCAAGCACACCAGTTTTAGATTGACCACTACGAGCATAAGCGTCAGCAGACTTACGGCATTCAAATTCCTTTACCAGATAGTTTACTTCTTTTTGAGACTGCTTACGAAATTTATAATACTCATTATCAACATACTCATAGTTTTCTTCTGCTCCTACATTTTTATCAATCCAATTATGCAACGTAGTCCAATCAACAATGTGACTATCCAGATTCATTGCTTCCGGAATTTCAACGTAAACAGGGGAGCGACCATGACGCGAAGAAAGATTTTCTGCTGAGTTGTCAAAGGAACGTTGAGTTTGAGAAGTTTCTCCACCAGTACTTCCACCAGAAGAATCTTCTTCATCATAATAATTTTCTTCATACTGACTATCTGGTTGAGGCATGGAAGAATTTTCAAACTGGTCTTCGCTAACTTGGGTATTTTCTTCATCTTTACTATTTTCGTTTTCGCGTTGATGTGCTACCTCAAGCATTTCTTCATGCGTCATAGGTGTTTCAGTTTGATTACTAAACTGATATACATCAAAAGCAATCTGTAATACTTCATCAAAAGTTTCTGCTTTTTCAGTACGCTCAACAAAAACTAATTCGGATGCACCAAACGGAATAAATGCACTTGCACCAATTTTAAAATGTAAATTGATACGATCAATCAAACTAAAGTTATCAAGATTCTGATCAACTATCTCAAAAAAATCTAAATTATTTAATTCTTTATATCCACCATTAAAAGACTTACGCAGACCAGGAAACTTACGTTTCATTAATTTTTCAATACGAGCATCTTCAATTACATTAACAAAATCTTTAGGACAATCTGCAATATCACACCAATCTTTATTAGGAGTAAAGAGAGCATGTCCTACCTCATGACCCACTAGCATGTCATAGACAGTGCCAGATGCTTTATCCCACATAGGAAGAGTCAGCAAGCGACGGTCAACATCAAAGGATGCTGTAGCGGTCTTACGGTGCTCCACAATGAGGTTCTCAGTTGCAAGCAGTCGTGCTAGGTTGCCTTTGATCTCTTGGGTTTGCATCTGTCTCTTTTACTTATGAACTCATTATACAAAAAAGAATGGTCACCCAACCATTCCATGTGTCACTTCGTTAACTGTCTCAGTCAAGACTGAATAGTTTTTAACCTTATCAACTGTAATAGTTCTGTCAAATTTATCATCTAATCCTTGTTTGTGACTGATAACAAACACCTTGGTGCTTTCATCAAAGTTACGAAGAATCCATCCCAAATCTGATGTGCCTGATTGATCAAGAGATCCATCAAATATTTCATCTAGTATGAGGAGATTAGTATCCACGCTATTCTTGAGCTTAGCAATGCTACGCCAAGTAAGCAGTAAAGCAATATCAATTCTAGCCTTCTCTCCTTCACTAAAACTTTCATAAGAAAAAACATCACGGTATCTAGACTTAATTATCTCCTCAAAATTTTCGTTTAAGGTAAAATTGACATAGAACTCCATCCTTTGTAAGAAATCGTTAATTAACTTATTCATAGTAGGAAGATATGTTTTAACAATTCTGGATTTAATACCATTATCTTTTAACAATTGACTTGCTGTTGTTAATACATCGCGATCTTTTTTTAGTCCATTGATACTACCACTAAAAGATTTTTTACTTGCAAGAAGTGCTTCCAATTTAACAAACTCAGATTTTTTATCAATGTTATCACCTTGCAATTCATGCACTTCATCTTGAAGTGATTCTATTTGTTTGCGAATGGTCATCAACTGAAAATTAGTTTGTGAAATTGTAATATTAATATTGTTAACTTCAGAAGACAACTCAGTAAATTTATTAAACCTAACTTCCTCTTCTCCTATAGCAGTGAGGATATCATTATATCCTACAAGCATTTCATCAACCTTAGTTTTTCCAGACTCTAACTTTTCATCACGAAAACTTTCAGAAAGTTCCTGAGTGCATGTAGGACATACATGATTACTCTCAAAGAACTCGTGTTCTTTTTTACAAGTTTTCAATTTACCTTGAACTTTAATAAGAAAAGTGTTTAACTTCCTTAATTTTTCGCTGGAAGTTTGACACCCTGTCATTTCTTCATTAAGATTACCGATTTGTTTAGTTAAAATAACTACATCTTCAGAACCTTGGAGTTCAGTTTTTTTATAGTCAGTAATTTTTTCTTGCTTTTTATTGATCTCTTCCTGAGTACGTTTCTCTAACGTATGCATATGCTGTTTCTGGATTTCAATTTTATCTTTCAACAGATCAAGTTGATAATCAAGTTCGCGAATTTCTTCTATATTTTCTCGGGACTTATCCCTAAGAAGAACATTCATTGTTGAGAACACTTGAATATCTAAAATGTCTTCAATAATATCACGTCTCTGTGCAACGGGAAGACGCATGAAAGGAACAAAGGTAGAAGAACCAAGCACCACAATCTGTGTGAATGACTTATAGTTCATCTTAAGAACGTTTAATTCAAAATTTTTCTGCTGTTCAACGAGTGAACTTTCTTGGTTCCACAATTTACCGTTTGCATAAATCTCAAACTTGTTTGGTTTAATACCACGTACAACTTTATACTGTTGCTTCCCGATACGGAATTCAATTTCAACCAAACAATCTTTTTCGTTTATACTATTAACCATTGCTGGTTTAGGAATTTTACGAAATGGTCTTCCAAATAAAGAAAAGGTAAGAGCATCTAAGATAGTGCTCTTACCTGCTCCATTAGTTCCAACAATTAAATTTGTCCTTGCTGTTTCTAAATTTACTTCACTGTATACATTACCCGTAGATAAAAAATTCTTCCAACGGAGTTTTTCAAAAATAATCATTCTTTATCAGGTGGGGGAATAATAAGGTCGTCTGCTGTAATAATAGAATACTTGTGTCCTTCAGATCTACATGCAGTAATAATTAAATCAGGTTCAACTTCAATAATTTCTAAATCCGGATTGCCATTGCTCTCCTCTAACAAAAAAAGATAACGCAATGCATCATCCTCTTCTTCAAATAATGGAATAATGCGATCTTTAGAATCATTGAATACAGAATAAATTCCAGATGGTTCATCTTGCAATGTGATTATATACATGCATTAAACAGTCTCACATGACTCTATGTAGAGAGATTGCATTAGCTTCTTGAGTTCTGTTTTGTCTACCGCAAGTTCAATCTCATCAATATACTCACTCAAGAGAGTAAGTGTATCTTTTACGTTTAATTCTACATCATCCAGATCCTCTGCGTCAACCAAAGTTTCAATAATCTTTACATCATGAACACCTACGTTGTAAAGACGATCAACCAATGTTTCAAACATTTGGTAGTCTCGTTTTTCGTTAACGACGATCTTGATAAATTTGTTTTTATAACTAGACACATCTTGTTTGTTGTAATCCGTGCTGGTATCATCGTAGAAGATTTTGTCAAAGATCTCGTAGGGATTTCGGACAAACTTAAGAGTATCACTTTCCGTATCGTAGATATGGAATCCACGAGTGTCTTTATAATCATTCCAAAACATCTGATATGGGTTACCTAAGTACTGAACATTACCATGTTTTGATTTGTGGTGGAAGTGTCCAGACCACACACGTTTAAAATTTTTAAAATCGGAAACTTTAAAACCACCATCAAACTTCATGCCAGGAGTAACTTCAAACCCATCACACTCTAGATGACCGCACACATTATCAGCATTGCTTTTGCTGATCATTTTTAAACTTACTTCTTTATTACCTGCATTAATCCATGGCAACATTAAAAATGTTTTACTACCTAATTTAATTTCCTTGGGGTCAACATAAATTTTAATATTATTATACTGTTCCAACAAAAGTTCCGGAGAATTTATTTGATTTGTATTTTTATAATACGTACAATGATTTCCTAGAATCATATGAACTTTATAATTTTTTAATCGTTTAAAGTAATTTTCATTAACACGGTTAAAGGTATTAAAATCTACAGACTTTCGGTTATCAAAAGTATCACCCAAATCAATAATTGTGGTGATACCTTCTTTCTCAAGAGTTGGAAAAAATACATCATCATAAAATTTCTGAAAATAATTCCAGAATGCTAAAGAACCTTTACGTCCGTCAAGATGTTGATCTGTAATTAAAGCGATCTTCATAACTTACCACTCACCGTCCCATCGTACCTTGCTGAGTATTTACAGTTTGCCCAGTTAGTAGCGACACCTTCCAAGTGGAATGGCGTTCCTTCCATGACAGATTCCCTCGTACTGCCGGTGATGATTCCCTCGTCATCCTCACTAAAGCTAGACCACGTTCCAAAGCGTTTTTCCTCAATACGGAATTTTCCATAAGGTGTTTCATACCAGTCATATTCAGAAGTTTTGGAGTTATCACTCATTGGTTGCTTGCTTCCTTAAGGTGTTATTATAGATCACAACTCTGCCGTGACGGTGAGTAAAGACCAGTTCGTCATCTGGACCCCAGCACAACTCTTCATACAGAGCATTTAATTTATACATGTCTTCGTATAGTTGATTTGGATTTGGCATTAACGATTCATTTTAATTTCAATGTTTTCTTTAATACTACCCATATCAGAATATGAAGCATTCATACTTTGCATATCACCAGTATATGAATCTGTATGCATTACTTCATCGTATCCTGAACGCTCAAGAATTTTATTTTTAATTTCTAATTGCTTCTTTTCTTTTTGAATTCTTCTCAAAAATGCGTAGTAGATAATTTGAGTAAAGTAAGCAAAAGGGTTAGAAGACTTTTCTGGATTAAAGTTGTCAATGTACTGTAGGCAGTTCTCAATACCATCACAAATCATGTCCTCACGGAACATGTAGTTGACAAAGTTAGGTTTATATGATAGGTGTGTAGCGATCTTAAGAAAACACTCCCCAATATAATTTGGAACACGAGGACGTGGTTGATCCTTTTCTTTTGCTGCAATCACTTTGTTCCGATAGACAGAGACCGCCTCTAGAAATTCTTTGTTATTGACGTAATACTCTGTCTTTTTTTTCATGAGAACTTTTCCTTTTCGGATACTATTAGTTTAGTTCATCTTATGAATATTGTCAAGGCTTGACAAATCCTGAAAACCTGAGTAGGATAACTATGTTAGAGTTCAGAAGGGTTGTAGCTCTTAGCTTCTATTAAATAGATCTTCTAAAGATTTTTTAGTTTCTTTAATAGAACCTAAGTTTCCCATTGTACGAGAAAACTTATGAGGTTCATATGAATTTTTAAATGAACTAACTTGCTTAATATGTTTTGCTACTGTATCAGAATAAAATTTTTCAATACGTTTATCTTCAACTTGTGTCATGGTTATAATATGTTGTTTAGGTAAAACAAACATATGATCAAAAGTTGAATGAATCCATTCCGTTAAAGAAAATCCATTAATTTTTAAATTGTTTCTTTGTTGATCAACAAAGGTTACCTCCATAGGATTTTCTAATACAAGACTATCATCATCAGGCATGTAAGAAACTTTTGAAATTATTTCTTCGCCTGTAATTAACTTCATAGTTGCTAAAAATTCTTCTTCCATATTTAACTTGATCTAAGGTTTACTTTTATAACCTCATACTTAAAGTTCTCATCATTATAAATGTTGACTCTCTCATTCAAATGTCTAAGGGTGTAGTTCTGACCGCCAATGTCATCAGCGATATCGTATAAGGTTGCGATGTCTTTGCCTTCGCCTTTCCTTAGCACACGTCCAATTGATTGGAGATTACGGATGCGCGACTTACTAGGGGATGCAAAAATAATATTGTGTAGTCTTTTAATATTAATGCCTGTAGAGAATGTACCATACGAAGCAAGGATTATGGCGTTGTTCTCAGTCTCTGTAATCTGACGAACTGATTCTCTGTCTTCAACATCAGTGCCACCATGAACAAAAAATAGTTTTCGTTCGGGGTCTATGTTACTATTTATCAATTCCAAAAGTGGTTCCCCATGCTTTTCAATGTAGTTGAATAATATAAGAGTGTTCCCTTCAATATCTTTTACTAGATTTTTAATAAGATTATTTCTGCCACGATGCTCTACAATGTAGTCCATTTCATCATGATATGATTCAAAGTGTTGCGGAGCATGTTTACAAAGTAAAATTTTGATTCTAAACTTGCTAAGGTAACCTGACTTAATTAGATCATCTGTTTTAGTAACCTGTTCACAATCACCAAACAATCCTTCCAACACCCACTTATGTGTCTTGGTGCCGTCTAGGGTGCCAGTAAAACCAAACCTATACTTTGCGTTATGCAACTTAGTCATGATTCCTGTGAGGGACTTTGACTTAAATAGGTGTGCTTCATCACCGATAACACAGTCAATATCATCAAAGTATCTTTTTGGGAACTTGTAGATGGATTGCCAAGTGGAAATAACAATTGGTTTGTCTGTATTTTTATCCTTGCCTGAATATATCTTATGCACATGATCGTCAGCATTCCATCCGTAGTCGTTAAAGTCATTGACCATCTGTTCTACGAGGGACGTAGTAGGGACGATGATGAGCGTCTTCTTGTTGGTAGCAGTATAATATCTGACGAGGGAGTAGATCATCAAAGATTTACCAGACCCGGTAGGAGAAAGAAGTAACTTCCTATTATTTTTAATTGCTTCGTAAACTGCACGATACTGATACACTCTAGGTTTGATTTCAGATCGTGTAATTTTATTCATGAATGTTTCAATGCCTGCGTATGAAACAAAGTCATTAGTTTCTTTAACATCTCCATACCAATCATTCTTTTCATACTCAATGTTGTACTGGCGTTCACCTGCCCACACTTGTAGGTGCTTCATCAGACCACCATAAAGGTCGCCCGTACCAGGAGAGTACAGACGAATGGTTCCATCCCAGTATTTGTATCTGGGGTTTTTCTTCAGGAACTTTGCTTCGGGAACTTCAAACGAAAAGTAATCTGAGAGTTCCTGATGTACATGAGGTTCTTCAGAATGGATAGTAATATATACTTCGTTTTTCTTTTTAATAATTAAATTAGACATAAGGTCCGCCACCAAACCAACAGACTAAAGATTTTCTAACTCCTGATGTTATTGGATTAACTTTGTGCCAAGTATCTGATGGGAAAAATATAACTGTTCCTTTAGGTTCTTTAAATTTTACACTTCTCTCTTTTGCCAAAGGTCCAAAGAGTTCTAGTTTTAATTCACCACCCTCATACTCTTCGGGATCATTTAAAAATATTGTAAGACTTATTTTTCTAATAAAGGTGTCTGAATACATACCCATTTGTTGAGATTTTAAAAATCCTTGAGCATCAACATGCCAATCATAATGATCTCCTTCGTTGTAAAGAGTATATTGAATACCTTCACTTCCTAAAATTTGAAGATTCCATTCTGCATTTACATTTGCTTGATGGCAAAGAGTTAGCAGTAAAGATTTAAGTTCGGAATTTTCAATCCAATTAATTTTACAACTCCTTAAATCTTGATTACTTGCCTCACCTTCTTGAAAATTATTTTCTACGATTGCATTTTCAATTAATGAAAGATCGTGATCATTCAATTTATATTTAACAAGGGGATTACCAAATTTCATTATTGTCCATTGACGAATTTTTCCCACTCAATTGCACTCTTGACCTGGAAACCTCTATTAGAAATTTGACGCATGACTTGATCTATCCAGTAAAGCATCTGGTCTAGATATTTAATTTTTGCCTCAAGGTTGATGATGTCCTCATCTGCCTCAAGGTATGTTCTCATTTTTTCTGAAGTCTTAATGCTTGATCCGAATGGTTTAGCAGCATAGGTCTTAGCATCTGCTTCGCCTGAGTAATACTCACGCTTATTCTTTACCAGTTTGCGAATCTCAAATTCTAGCGAGGTCTTGATCTGCTGAATGTCAGTGTAGTGGTTTAAGTATTTATTATGTTGGAAAGGGATAGATAATGCGAGTTGTCCTAGATCTGTGGTATACTGCTTGTTCTTAAACTGAAAGTCAACTGCAGAATCTTCCGACCAGTCTTCTCTTAGTTTTTCAAATTTATTACGAAGGGTTTCAAAATTCATAAAGGTTGTAAATTCTCATTGCAAATAGTGTATTTCTCATACTTAAACGTTACGTCTGCAAGTAGATACTCAACATCTCCTACTGTAGCATCAAATTGAACTCCAGACAATGACACTGGAAAAATATTTTTGAAATCAATAATGTGATTTACATTATTATATGAAGTTAAAATGTGTAGTCGTGCTGATGAGTATTCATCTGGACCAGACGATCTTCCATTTGCCAATCCAAATTCAGTAATCCAATCATGTACTGTACGGTAATTAATTAATTCTTCATCAATAATAAACCGAACATTTAAATCTCCATAACTGACTCCACCACTAGGAGCAATTGCTACACCTCTATACGGCGTAGGAACTTCAACAAACGGCATTGAAATATCTGGAATACTTGCTGTCTGGCAGAAAAAATCTACACCACGAAAAATTTCAAGATCCAGTTTAAAACCAACTGGAGATAAAAAGTTGCGGTTACCAATTTGTTCTTTGTACCATTCTGCAGGCATGTCAACTTCCCAAGCTACTTAGTATTTATGGGTTGTCAGTATCAAGACCTAAACTAATTAAATATTCTGTCCACCAATCCGGATCTTTTTTCTGTCTCCATTCCGGAACTGGTAAACCATGAAGCGAATAGTATTCATTAATCGCTTCATTGATAATCTGTGCGATCTCCAAATTCTTCTTCCTCTTCGTCAACATCTGCATATGCATCTGCCACAAAGGGTCCTCGTTTTCTAAAGGGTTCTTTTCCAACATAATTGGATTCGGTATTTACAGCAGACATCCACACAACAAATTTTAAAATTACATAAATTATAACAATAGGCGTAAAGCAAAGAGCAAGTGTTAATTTGTAGTTCATTACTCTCTATATTCGTTTAGTATATCTAGTACTTTATTTAATGCATAATGAGATCCTTCATTCCAAGATTTTCCATTCTCCAAATTTTCATTATAAAGTTCAGTTTTTAATTTATACACTTTTGCAAGCATATCAGTTTTAAATAATTGACCGCGAGGCATAATAATTAAGAGATACTACTTCTATTTAAGCACAAAAAAAGGGACCCCGAAAGGTCCCTGTGTTGATATCGTAACGATATCACATGAGGTTCTGAACCAACACACGACGGTAGTACTGGTTACGTGAAGCAGTAAGTGCCTCAGCATCAGGTGTACCGTTAGACTTAGTAACGAATGGATTAGCAACCATGCCGTAGCGGGTCTTAAATCCAATCTTGGGCTGGAAGGTGTCAGGACCGATTGAGCGGACCATCTGGAGGGGTACATATGGGCAGTAGAACAATCCACTGTCATAAGGTGAAGAACCCTTATAACCAACTACGTAGTAGTGGGAGTTAGAAACGTTAGCAGAGTAAGGATCAACGAAGACCTTAATGCGACCGTTCATGGTTCCAACTAGAAGATTACCGGTGTCATCAACTTCACCGATGGAAGGACCACCAGCGCCGTTAAGACCTGAGGTGTAGTCTAGAGTACCAGACATCGCGAGAGCAGAAGCAACATCAGCAGAAGTGATGATGAAATTGCCCTTTCCTCTACGAGTCTCTTGTGCGATTGCGTTGGCATCGCGCTCAATTTGGAACATAAGTCCCTTGAATTTTTCAACTGACCATCTGCCGTTGGAGTCAACGTCTAGGTCAAAACGACCAGCATTGGCAGTGTTGTTCTGAGCACCAGGCTTAGCGATGGTGTACACAGTACGAACAACTTCACGGTTGATCTCAGCAAGGATCTCGCTAGACAGAATGTTAGCAAGTTCCTGTTCAGCATCAAGACCGTGGATTGCCTTAAGGTCTTGTGCCAATTCCAAGGTGTATTCTGCTTTGAGAGCTCTGGACTGTGCAGTCACAGAAGTCTTCTCAATGCTGAATGACATCTCGCGGAATAGTTTTCCGCTTTCTCCTAGTGCCTCAGCGTCCTCACGTGCCATGGGCTTGACGCCACGGTCATAAGTACCTGAATCGTTAAGAAGACCAGGGTTGCTGCCTGCAGTGGGGTTAGCAGTGTCGTATGCGTTTGCAGATGCATCAAATCCTGCAGAGAAGTCGCTGTCGGGTTCGTTGTACAGTGCTTCAACACCGCCACGACCTTCATACTGACTCTTCATTGCGAAGATTAGTCCAGTAGGACCAGACATAGGTTGAACGCCACAAATGTCATAGGCAATGAGGTTAGGCATTGCACGACGGATGAGGCTGATCATTACAGGATCAAATCCAGCAAGACCACCAGTTTGGGTGGTTAGACCTGAACCTGAAAGGGCGTTGCCACCGATAGCACCAACAGAGTTACCTGCTGATCCACCTGCTTCCATAAGCATACCGCGCTCTTCGCGCATAAATCTTTCTTGGTTTTCTAACAGAACAGCGGTAACACTCTTTCTATAGTTGTCAGTGATGGCTGAAGAGCCTTCATGACCTAGAACAGGTGCCCACTTTTCGGTTAGAGCTTGTGCATTAAACATTTTTAGCTCCGATTAAAAATTAGGTTTTATTACAATCACTTCCAGCGATTGAGGGCAGTAAGGTATTGTGCCATTGCTGGTGTTACCTCTGCATTCTCTCCTTCTACTGGAGTTTCATCTGCAACTGATGCTGTGGGAGTAGAAACTGAATTCTTGAAGTATGACTCTTTGATAGTTTTAACTTTCTTAGAGAAATCTTCTTCAGTTACATACTCTAGACCCTCAGCAAGTGCTGCGAGTTTTTCTTTTTGAGTATCTGCGAGTCCTTCTGACACAGTGGACAGAACATTGAGTTTGGCAGACTCATTAAGACGATTCTGTAGTTTCACATTTGCCTTGACCTGTTCGTCTAGGCGCTCTTCCATTTCACGAATAGATTCCACCATACCTTCTACCACGTCAACCTTGTCGTCGGGGATAGCGATATAGTGTTCTTCAAAGAGACCTTTGAGACCTGCAATGAAGTCTTCAGTAATCTCATTTTTGATGCCACGATCAATAGCTACTTGATTTTCTTCTAGCCATTGTGTGACTGCGTAGTTTACAGTTCCGTTAACTTCCTCAGAGAGTTCTGCATTAGCAGATTCTACTTGCTTCTCTAATTCTTTACCGAAATGCTCTACAAGCTTGTCATACTCTTCAGAGATTTTCGCTTTGACAGCAACTTCAAAAATAGTTTTTGCTTTCTCAGCGAACTCTTCTGAGAGTTCTGTGCCTTCTAGAAGGGCACTAACGTCTGCGGACATATCCAGCTCTTCAAATGCTGGTTTGATAGGATAAGATACGTTTGGACCTTTCTTAGTTCCGTAAGCAATTTCTGCGCCAAGTGTATTGGCACCTGCTTCATCACCGGGTTTACCTGATGGTGAAGTAACACTACCGTCTTGTGAGACAGGTGCTGCTGCTTTAGAACCAGGATTATCTTCACCTTCTTCCTTATTGGAATGAAGTGGTTCAGACTGTGAACCACCAAGATCAGTTTGTGACTGATTAGGTGCAACTGATGTAGGTACTGTTGGCATTGGATCTTTACCACTGCCGTTTTGTTGAGGATCACCCGAAATTGCCGAGGGATCTGAGCCTGTACCAGGAATTACTGAAGCAGATACACGAGGCATGGGATCCTGTGCTCCCGCTTCCATAACGACTTGCTGACCGCTCAGAAACTCCTCAAACTTTTCGTTTAACATGTCTGACATTTTGAGTCCTTCCGTAAATCTTATGATTATCTATAGTTTATTTATTAAATTATAAACCCGCGAGGAAGTTTTGGAACACTTGAAGCGTTCTCTCCTCTAGGTTTTGGCGAGTAGATTCGCCTATGTGACGTTGATATTTAGCAACCTGGGACTCCTTAAGAATTCCATTATCCCAAACCCATTCTTTACCTTCCATAATACCATTGACAAAAGCATCTGGTGCAGAGGGATCTGCCACAATATCAGCAGCAGTAGCAAGCATAAAGTCATCCATGACATATGCGGTACTTTCACGCTTATCAATACTTCCCATTCCGCGTGAAGACACACCAAGTTGAACACCCTCACCTAAGAGAGACTTAGCAATCTTCCCCATAGGAGTATCTAAAATTTGTGCTTTTCCAATGAAGTTATTACCTTCTGCTCTAAGCGAAGTAATTCTGTGGGAAACTCTATCAAGGTTGACAGTTGGACCATCAGGATGACCCAGCTCACCGAGAGCACGATTAGTTTTAACATACTCTTCGTTATAACGTCCGACTTCACGTTCTAGAACTTGAAGCGGATAAACACGACCGTTCCTATTCTTCAGTTCTGACTGAAGAAAAACACCTTCAATGTATAATTTTTTATCATCACCAATTCCTTCGGTGATAACACGTACATCTTCAATCTGTTCCGTTATCAGTTTCATTAGTTTCCGTATCTACTGGTTCGTCAAAGTAAGTCTTGGCAACACCTTGTTTGTATGTTGATAAAGTTTCTGATGCTTTTGCATATAGCAAATCTTGAATAGCATCAATTGCTTTAGACCTTTCATTGTCTGCAATAGCAGTTACAATGTTAACAACTTCCGCTTCCGGATTAACCGGATTAATAATATTTTCCATGACTTATTGTTTATTTAGTATTAGTAGAAGGTTGCGACTTTGCCATCTGCAATTGTTTTTGATGTGCATCATCTGCTTTTTCTTGTTCTCTTTCATGTGAATCGTCAGCTTGTTGCGCTGCAATTTCTGGTTGGAATGCTTGGTTCTGACGATCCATCATATCAAAAGTATTAATATCTGTTGGATTCATTGCTAAACCAGAATTAATTTCTGATCGCATTTGTTTATCAATTTCTTTGTATTCCTTTTCATTTTGTTGTAGAACCTGTCTTCTTACGTACTCAAGAGAGAAATACTTACCAACAAAAGGATCCATTTGAGTTGCAAGATTGATGCGTTGCATCATTAGTTCTTGCTCTTTTAACTCATTAAAATGATTATCAAATAAGAAGTCATATTGAATATGCTCCTTCATGTCATCCCAATCTTCGGGGGAGATTACACCTTTAAGAATAAGTTGAGTTTTAAGGATATCATGAAAGAGTTCGCTGAATCTCTTACGGAGACGACCAATAAATTTAGTAAACTTAAGTTCATCACGAAGTACTTCAGTACTCTTACCAAGATTAAATCCTTTACTCTCATCAGTGAGACGAGAGGGTGGTAGGTTTAGAGAATTGTATAATTTCTTTTTAAAATACTCAACATCCTTAAGTTCGCCAAGGTTCTGACCACCAGGCAACGTAGTAATTTCAGTACCACGCCCACCCTCTCTACGAGGCAACCAGAAATCCTCAAGCATACTCATATGCTTTTTGTCATCACGAATCTCGCCAGTACTGGAATCATATACAAGCTTGTTACGATAACGTGCCATAACATCACGTAGGTATTGCTCTGCCTTTACTTTAGGGAGATTACCAACATCAATATAGAAAATTCTACGTTCTGGTGCGCGTGACAATCTGTAAATAACTAGAGCATCTTCAATCATTCTTAGTTGATTGAGTGATTTAATTCCCTTGTGTAGGAAACTCAAGTGCATTCTTTTATTTAAATCCTGAACGCCCGAAGAACAAAATGCAATAGAATCTGCGGCAATTTTAATTCCTTGGGAGTTTGACATATCACCAATTGGACCAAGAGCTCCGCTCTTTAAATATCCTTTGGGGTTATATAAAAAATAATCAATATACTGACCCCATTCATATTCTAATGCAGTACCTTTAAATGCTCGGTTTAATCTAGGATCTGATGAACCCGAATCTAATTTTTGTCTGACCTTACGCATCTTGATTGGGTCAATATAACGTAACTCAACAATTCCTTTTTTCGGATTATCTAAATCAATTACTTTATGGTAAAATAGTTTTCCGTCAATATACCAACTACGAACTATTTCGTGAGCACGGTTATCAAAATTTAACATCTGTTTGACTTTATCAAACTCATCACGAATTTTTTTCTTAACTCCAGAACCAACTTCTAAATTATTTAAGTCAACTTCAACACAACTATCGTTAGAATCGCTAACAATAAACTCGTTTACAATTTCATCAACAGCAGAATCTACTTCTGGATGTAGAGACATATCTCTATAACGTTTGATCAGTTCAAACTCATTCCTTGCAGTAGCGTCTGTGTCTACATATGTTCCAAAATACCCGCCTGCTGCAATAGAGACTGGCTCGTCAGCAGAAGGAGGGACAGGGGATTGACCCTTCTGACCCTCCTTACGATTAATTTGGAAGCCAAATAACTGACTCATAATAATTGTTCAACTGTACGCTTCCTACTATTTAGGCAACCGTAATACCTGCTTCTCCGCCATTCTCAACTGTCCAATATGAATACTGGAATTCAACTGAGAATTCTTCAATTTGATCATTGCTATCATAAGCAAGATCAATTGCAGAAGATGCTGTTGGGAATGCATACCAAAGTTTGTAGGTTCTTAAAACCTTACCCTCAGTTGCGGCATCTTTTTCCAGTTGATGAACGAAGAGATGCTTACCATAAACGGTAGGATCAATGACTTCGTTTACATTGGATTCGTGACTGTTCATTTGTCTCATCCAATCCTCAAAGAAGGCACGAATTTTCATGTCTTCATCATTGATAAAAGTAGCACTCCAGTTATCAAACGTGCGGTCTCCCGCAATTTTAACTGTACGTCCACGGAAAGGAACTTCAATTACACCTACATTAGATGCTGGTAGAGCAGCAGACTTGCACATATATGATGCAAGGTTCTGCTTTGCTGCGTCATCTCCAGGGAATGCAATATCCACCCTGAACATGTTGGGTCTTACACCCTGTTTTACTTTGTTTAAAAACCCAGAGACTGAATTAGTTACTGCCATTTTTCTAGTTACTCCTTACTGTTGTATTTAATGATGATCAGCGTCCAACTACTTCGCTGAAGGAAACTCCAGTTCTGGTTGCAGTAAATGTTACTGAAACGTAGTTGATGGAGCGAGCGGGTTTGATGAAGATTTCTGCAACAAATTCGTTGCGATCAATAACATCAGGGGTGTTATTGGTTTCATCACAGACAACTAGGAAATCGGTGATTCCCTGAGCAGCAACGATGTTATCTAGATAACCACCGATTGCACCAGCAAATGAGGTACGAGTAGTTGTATCGTTGATTTCAAAAAGAACACTCTTGGAAAGTTGCTCAACTCTTTTCTCAACGTTAAGGAAAAGACGGCGAACATTAATTCTATCAAATGCCGATGGTGCAGCAAGAGCAGTTTTATCACCGAACAATACAGCACCGCTACCTGGGAAGGTTACGACTGGATTAATTCTGTTCTGATAAAGTTCGTCTCTATCTGCTTTGTTTGGATTGAATGCCAGTTTAATTACGTTGCGAAGACCGCCACGGTTCATGCCAGCAGGAGAAATCCAATCAGCAACTGTTTCTGAAGTATTAACACAAAGACCAGCAATGTCTCCATTGCAAGGAACATAGCGATACTTATCATTAAAACGATCATACATGTACTTGTAACCGCTATCAAGAACAGCGTATGAAGTAGATGTAATTGTGTTAAAGAAATTAACTGTATTAGTTCTTTGATCGCCAGATGTCAATGCGGTTCCACCAGTACCAATTTGATTTCCTTTATGGGGAGAAACAAATGCGATACAATCTTTACGTAGAGCAGCAACTGCTACACATTTTTGTGCCTTAGCAAGTGTGTCATTTTCAGTTCCCATAGATCCACCCATGAGAATAAAATTAGTTTCAGTTGCTTCTGTATCTGCAAACAGATCCATAGCAGCATTTACTTCTCCTGGAGTATATGAGTAATCATCAACTCCTCCGGATAATGTAGATTCGTTTAATGCTGCAAGAAGGAATTTAGATCCAGTTGCCAATGCGGATGATGCTTGCCCAAATGCTTCTGCACCACCTGCCGTTGTTGGTTCTACAAGACCGGTTAGAGATCCACTTGTGTAGATAAATTGTGATTCTAAATTAACGATATCTTTGAAATACAAAGAAGCACCTTCTGCGCTCTTAGCATCAGTCATCTTGGAAAGATATGTCAATCTTTCTAGTACTGTTGATGCAGCACCGGAAACATCGCCAGTAACGTCAATAACTGCAATATGAATTTCGTCATACGAAACTCCTCTGCCCGATGCATATGCAGAAGTACCAGGACGAGGACCAATTGCACCAAGAGTTAATTCAGTTCCTGCAATTTTAGTATTGGTGTACCAATCTTTAACTGAAGAAATTGCAATATTATCATTTGATACTGTACCAATAGTAACAGAAAGATCTGCACTTGCTCCAGTTCCAAGATCTGCTGCTGGTACTGTAACAACATCGCCTTGTGTATATCCAGTACCACCTGCCTGAACTGTAACTGAAGTAACAATTCCGTTGACATCAATGATAGCTTGTACTTGCAACCCAGATCCTGCACCACCAGTTGGTGAAGATGTATGGGAACCATTCTGAGAACCAACGCCAGTATATGCAGCAAATGTAACTGCTGATACAATACCATCTCCGGGTTCATCTAATACATCAGATGATGTAATAAGTGAACTTGGGTTCTCTAGGATAACTGCCAATTCATTCTTTGTACTATCAAAAGAATAAATTCTACCTGCTTTACCACCTACAGTTGTAAATGCAGTGTTTGCTGTTGTAGTTGCAGGAGCAGATGCTAGTGTTAGAATCTGATCTGCACCACGGTCAACTGCAACAACCTTAAGTGAGTTACCCCACGTTCCTGCTGTTCTTGCTACGAATGCTTCTGCGCCACCAACACCAGATTGATAATCTGATTCGTTTCTGACTAAAACTGCTGTGCCATCTGATGTTGCATTAAGAACACTGGTTTCTGCACGAACTACCGCTAATCTACCACCGTATCCTAGAAACTCAGACGCAACGAGCCAGTCTTCTGCATTTGCTTCCGAAGGAGTACCGAAGGTTCCTACCAAATCTTTCAATGAAGATATGGGAGTAACTTCTCCGATTGGTCCTTTTTGGAATGATGATGCGAAAGCTGCTGTTAAAGTTGAGCTGCCTACAATGGTAACATTAGTAAGGTCGCGTTCTCTTAAAATAACACCAGGCGAGACTTGACTTGCCATCTTTTATCTCCTTAGAAATTCCGATTTTACCTGAAATTATTTATCTAAACTCGGTTCTCCAAAGGGGAAACAGTGCATGAACTTACTACCAGTCAGGATATTCCCACCGATTACTATCAATTTTTCTCGTTTTTAATACTCTAATTTTAGTACAGTTTTTACATTCATATGAATATGCTGACGGAGTAGTTCTATTTTTTCTGGTTTTATAGAACTCATTAATTAATTCTTTAGTTACACCACATGACCTACAGGTTCTTTCTGTAAATATCAGATGGTCTAGTAAGAATTGATCTTCTATATTCATCAGTAGTTCCACATGTATTCAACTGATTCCTGTGTCGTTCCATACTCCCAAACGGTTCCTTCTTCGTCAACGAAGGTATCATCACCCAAACCGTCATCAATAAACCCAAAAGGAGCCATGTCTTGGTCAATTTGATTTCTTTGTTCATCATAAATTCTTCTCCTGACATCTTGATCTGTCATTTCTTTAAAATATTCTTGCATGACTAACCATGCAAATATAACCATACACATTACAAGGTCATCATGATAACCTTCGTCTGCTTCCCATGCTTGTTTCTTTTGTACGAACGTAGTAAGTTCTTGAAAGATTTGGAAGTCGTTAAATATTAATTTGTCTTCTTCAATGATTGCTTTAAGATTAGAGCAACCAATTTTTTTAACAGTTACACTCATCTTGACGCCCAGTTGAGTTTTCATTCCTGAGAATCCTTGCCCCACGACTTGACCTGCTCTACCACGCATCGCACACATAAGTACGTTAGGATATTCAAGATCATAATTGAGAGTAGCAGCAATAGAATCGCCAATGTCATTTACTTCTACCAAAACGTATGGGTTATTATATTCTTTACAAATTTGAAAAATTACTGAGGGAAACAGTATAGGTTTAATCTCATTATTTCTGTACTTTGCAACGATCTTATACGGCATCGTGGTGATATCAAACACGACAAAAGCACTGTAGTCACCACCGATACCTCGGGCAACATCAACAGTAATAATATATTCGTGATCTTTTTCTGCTCTCGTATAAACATCAAGTCCTGCATTGCTTGCAATAGGATCGTGGAATGGTATATTTTGTAATTTTGATGGACTAATTAAAGTGTCGGCGGATCCGAGAAAGTCGCATTCAAACTCTTGTGCAAACTGTCTTGGAGATGTGTTTTTAATTGTCTCTTCTTTCCACTTAGAATCTCTTCCAGGTACTTGAGACCAGTGAACTTCGTTTGTAGTGTAATCATTTCTACCTCTACTAGCATCCTCCCACATCTTGTAGAAGTGATTCATGCCATTAGGCGTAGAGATAATAATTACTTTCGTTGATTTACCAGAAGTAATAGTAGGATAAACAGAGGCAAAGAATTGCTCCGCAACATGGTTTGGAACGAATGCGAATTCGTCAAGGAAGAGGATGTTAAACGACATGCCTCGGACAGCACTTGCAGATGTAGATGCTGCCAATATCTTACTGCCATTCTCTAACTCAACGTTACCTTTATTCCATACAAGAATACCATGCTGCATCCACTTAGGCAAATTTTCATATGCAAGTTGCAATCTTCCTAGCAATTCCCTAGCGGTAGATGCCTTGTTTGCAAGAATACCAATATTAACACTATCAAAAAAGATTGCATAGTAAAGAAGATAAGCGACAACCGTAGTAGACTTCCCTGTTTGCCTGGGGAGTTTTGCGATGTTAAATCTATTTTCATGAAAATCATTTAAAATTTTCTTTTGAAAATCATACATCTTAAAAGGTATCAAACCCTCATCAAGAGAAATGATTTTAATATAATTCATTGCAAAGTAGATGGGATCATTCTTGCACCTGATCCACTCATCAATTTGCTTTTTTGTAAACTGTATTGGGGTCCCCGCCTTTTTAAGGTTGGGATTACCCAAGTACACATCATTACTAGTTGCCAAAACAAAATACTAGTTCACCACTACTATTTATAGGTCTCCAAATTGATCGCGCATATCTTCCATTGTTTTTTTCTTTTGGGTGTAAGCACCATCAATGAAACCAGCACGATATTCCCAACTAGTTCCACCATTTTTTCCTTTTGATGGGTTGATACATTGCTCGTCACCTAGTTTATTGCAAACCAAACCAGCAAGGTCTAGTTCACTTCTATCATAGGATGCGGCTGTACCACTAAACATGTGTTTGCCGTTGATCCAAATAGCACCACATTTAGGACATTCTTTTCTCTCAAGTTTGAGATCCGACAGTTCCTTATCGTTGGTCATCTTTTAATTCCTTTATAAGTTTGTTGTAATCAGGTAGATCCTTTATAAGTTGTTGTTCTAATTTACGTTTCATCATAAACGTTCTAAATTTAATCCATTGATATCTAATTACGAGATCAATGTATGCAAATAGACGCACCGTTTCTTCCATACCTGCATACGCTACAAGTAGAATAAAACAAGTGATTAATACATAGAGTCCGAGCATTGTGTTACACTACGCTACAAAGTATTATAGGACTATGTAGGGGAAAATCGTGTAAAGAATACTAACAATTTGTGTATTGTCTACATTTCCGTAAAATTGTATTCTGCCATCATAGCAAACATTCTCTTCTTCATTATATCCAGAAGAATTTGTTCTTCGGGAGGACGTGCAGGGGAACCTGGCCACATTCTTATTGAATAATCATAGTGATCATACAGACATCGGACTTCATCTATTCCTAATGTCATAGTACAATACCATTCATTTTCTTTAGATGAGGGTTCCATGTGCTCTCCTGATTTCTCGTAGTGCTTCAAGGTTCATATCCTTGGTGCCACCATCATATGCGTGAGCATATCCTTCAGTAATCATTTGCTCGTTAAGGGACACACTGTCGTCCCCAATGTAAAGCCAACCCAGAAGACGGCCGTATTTCCCAGTGCCACCAACAAGTTCAGTCCTAACAGACAACTCA